CACCAGCATATGATGAATCGAAAGCGTAATTGAAAATGTTAGCACCGTTGATTTCTTTGGTTTGACGCATTGAACGAGCTAGAGCCTTAGCCTTCTGAGCACCAACCTTACCGTATTGGTCATCTTCGTAGATTTCACGAGTAACGATGAAACCTAGAGCGTATACGACATGGTTATAGCGTGAGGTGAAGCCTTGACGTTCGGTATCGTATTCAATACCAGCACCTTCAGACTTAGTACGGGCTAGACCAAAGCTTGAAAGACCTAGATCTTCTTCGTATGCACGATCAGATGTGTTCTTCTCAAATAGCTGTTCCCATTCTACTGGATAGTCGTTATACTCTTTACCGTAGATTGAGTTTAGACCGGGCCATAGTAGTTTCGCAAAACTTGAACTAGTGATAATACCAGACATTATTTAATCCTTCCTATTAAACTGAAGCTGTACCGCCAGCATCACGATACTGGTGAGTGTTAGCCATTACGAATACCTTGACGTTTGAATCACCGTCAGCAGGACGAGCGTAACCGCCACCTGAGACTGCGTCATTCATCTGTTCGGCACCTAGTAGTTTCCAAGGATCAGTCTGATCGCCACCATTGTAGATAACTTTCATGTTTGAGTTACCAGTTGTGGTGTTATAAGTAGTTGGAACTAGTTCGTGGTTCTTACCGATGTTAGCAATTGCGTATGTAGCAATTTCGGTTTGGAATACTAGATCAGGAGCGTCAGCTACTAGAACATAAGCATTCTGACCAGCGGTTTGTGGAGTATCTAGAGCGATAGAACCATTGGTCATTTTGCCGGTTAGTGGATCTAGCTTGCTGTTGATGGTACCAACAACAACACCGACAGGTGCTGAAGTAGCAGTACCGATAGTAACAGCCATAACGCCAGCAGCGTTACCGTTAGCAGCGTCTAGAATGACAACGTCACCGGGGACTAGAGTTACAGCGGCACCAACATAATAAATGTTAGCTTGACCATTGTAAGGGGCACCAGTTAGGTGCTTAGTTGGCTTAAAGCCGGGACGGCTTAGAAAAGTTGTAGCCATTGTTTTTGTTTCCTTTCAGAAATTGGAGAAACTGCTTATGTATCTCGACTCATTTTAATTGAACCGTACATACCATCAGCAGCTTTACTTTTGATTTGGTTTGTGATTTCGTCGTTACGTTCACGTTTAGCAGCTTTATCTTCCTCAAACCATTCTTTCTTTTGGCGCATTAGATAAGATACTGTGCCGTCTTTGCTAACGACTCGTTTAGCAGAGCCATGTTGACCTGCATCAGAAACTCTTGCTTCACCCACAACTAGGTTTTCATCAGTAACCATTTCGTAGCCAGCTTGTTTGAGTTGATCAACTCGGCTACCCACATCGTTTACAAAACGATAAACGAAATTGGAATCTTTTTCCCCAGAAATAGTTAGTGGACCACGTTGGTGAAGGGGCTTACGTACTACACGCTTTTCATTCTTAGTCATATTAACCTCGCATTGCCTTTACTTGTGCAATATATTCATCTTTTGTCATGACACCTTGACGGATAAATGTGTTCATGACTCGACGCTCGTCGTCTGATAATTCAATCGAATCTTTCTTTGCGGTGGATGGAGTGCTTGCTCCTTCAACAGCAGAAGGTCTAGTGCGGTTAGGGTTTTCAAATTTGTCTTTGAAAGCTTGTTTAACCTGTTTAGAAACATACTCTAAAACAACGTCTGGATCAACACCGGGATTAGCCTGTGCATAGCCTAGACCTAGCGTATCAGCAAACTGACGCATATCTTGATCCTTTGTATACCATGAGTTTTTACCTACCCACTCAGTGAAACGAGGATCAACTTGATTTTTTTGCTGTTCAGTTTGTTGTTGGCTAATAACCTCACGTGCTTTTTGTTCTGCTTTAAGATCAGTTAGAAGTTCAGTGGTACGAATGTACTCATCTGAATTACCTTCTTCAAGGTGTTTCTTTTGCTGTGCTTTAAGTTCATCTACTGCACGTTTAAACTCTGTTTCTTTTACTTTAGAGTGATGCTCCTGTAACATCTTAAGGGCTTTCTTAGTTTCCTTAAGTTCTTTGCCTAGAGTATCAATCTTACCAAACAGTTCACCACGCTCTACGAATTCTTTAGCAGGTCGCCATTTTTCTGGATCACCTTCAAATTCTTCTTTAGGTCGCCAACCTTGTTCACGTGCTTCTGATTCATAAGGATCAGAGTCAATGTGTGGTTGTTGATCTTCTGTTTGTTGTACTACTTCTGCCGGTTGTTGCTCTTCTACGGGAGCAGATTGAATGACTTCATCCATGCTTATTTCCTTTATTCAATAACAACTAAAACATCCTGATCATTTAAGAGCAGGTACTCAGTACCATCTGAGTCTTTAATACTTTTACCCGAATAACGAGCAAAAGAGATACGATCACCTTCTTTCAAAATGGTTGGATCACGCCCTAAGTCAGTAAATGATGTAGGACCGATTTTAACCACAGTGCCGTATTCGACAGCAGCTTGTTCGCGCTTATCAAGTTCCAGAATAATACCGACAGCCTTTGCCCGTTTTAGGTCTTGGTCTGCTTCAGTTGCATCATCTGGTTTTACAAGAATATGGTGTAGTAGAATCTTAATCATTCTGCTACCTCCATACCTTCTAAATCATCAATACGAAATTCTTGCATCTCATAGTAAGCACGGATAAACCCGCGTAATAGATTATCTTGGTTGCTATCAATACCTGCACTAATGGCTAGACTATCTTTTGCATCCTGAATCCTCATGTCACACGCTTCAAAGAAAGCCTTTGTAACTGGATTAGATTTCCAATCTATGAAATCACTCGCTGTAATAACTGTCATATATTCCTCTCTGGAAAATGTCTGGTTAGTTAGTTAGTTGTTACTTCTGCACAGAAGCTTGCGCTGCACGTGCTTTTAAAACTGCCTCTAGTTGTTTCATGCGTAGGTCTGCATCTTGTGCTCGTTCCTTCAAAGCAGCCTCATGTTCTTGACCTGCGGCTTCCATCTGAAGTTTAGCACTAGACATCTGCATTTCACGTTCTGCCTTCTGTTGTTCTAGTTGTGCCTTTAATTCCATTTCCTGTTGTTTAGGATCAGGTTGTGGTTGTTGTGGCTGCATAATAAATGATTCGGCATTAGGAATCTCATATGCTTCTAGATACAACTGAGTAACAGCCATTGGGTTTAGAGTACCCAACTGTAGTAATTGTAGTAGTGCTTGTACCTTAGCTTGCTTTTCTTGATTAGAAACAGCAGCAGGGTCAGCACCGGGTACGATATCGTTCTCTGGACCCATGTAATCTGATTGTTGTACTGGTTGATCTAGTACAGCAACATACTCTTCTGGGTTCATGTATTCACGATTTAGTACATAAATCTTTTGGAACTCTTTAGCAAGACTACGATAAATACGTTTGTATACCGCAGTAAATACTTTCATGCCTTGTTCAATGGTAGCCATTGTAGTAGTTGCTGGTGTATTTTGACCCGGCATCTTACCTACAAAGATCTCAGCTACAGAAGCTAGTTCCTTACCAGAAGTAAGTAGTAGCTGTAGTAGATTCATTAGAACTGCACTTGGTTCACGTACTGGTAATGGGAAGATTTGTTTCTTAATATCATCGCCTGTGGCATTGACTGCTTTCCATTCGCCGGGTGAGAACTTAGCTTCACCCATTTTGATTCGTAGACCTTTGCCGATGAAACCTGATTGTAGGTTACTGAGAGAACCGGCATCGACCAATTGATTAATAATGGTGTTCGCTGATTCATTGAGTGGTCCGAGTAAGCGTCCAAAACCAATACTGTAAAAACCGCCATCAGGGTTGGGAATGAAATCATACTTAGTATAATACTGGATAGGTTCAATAGATACGACCTTACCTTTTTCATTTACCATTACTCCGGTTTGATTAAAACGAGGTACAATGCGTACAACCTTTTGACTATCAGCTTCTACAGTTACAATGTATGGTTCAGCATAACCATCATCATCTAAATCTAAGAAAGTGTGTTGTTCATAGAATGCATATGGTGTAGTCTTATCATCACCAGAACCAATCTGGAATGCTTTGTTTACACGATCATAAGCTAGAGGATCTGTACCAGAAGCTTCACCTAGTTCAACATCTAGGAATACACCCTGATTCATACGCTCTTTAACTTTACGTGGTGAAATATAAATAACTTCAGTTACACGTTCCGCATCTTCAATACAACGAGTATCGTAGTTAACAACTAGATACTTAGGTAGAACTAATTTAGAACAGTTCTTTTGTTTAGCACTGTCCCAATATGTTTTCTTAAAGCAAGTACCTGCAATTGGAAGAGAGATAAGTAGTTTATCCATGTCCTCTTCCCAACCATCCATCTCATCCATCACTTGATGTGACATATGAACAGATACTCGGTGAGCACGTGCTTCCTTCTCGCCTGTAGGATCAAAGCCTACAACCTTGCATTTAACGACCTGACCATTTGAAGGTACCAATGTAGGATAGGCACGAGCAGCAAACTGCATAGCAGCAGTAGCCAAAAGGGGGTACTTAATGTTTGCAGCACCCGTCCAAGGGAACGTTTTAGTATCTGCAATCTGTAGTGCCAGTTTAGTCCAAGATTCAAGATCTTTTTCCCAAGGTTTACGTGAACTGATATCAGTATCAAAACCCTCACAGACTTGGCGACCAATCTTAATTAGTTGATCTTGGTCTAGATCTTCTGCAACATTTACTGAATTTAGAATCTTATCAATTTTCATATTAATATCCAGTTATTTCGCTACGACCCTGTTCAGAGTTACCTGATTCAGCGTATTCACGTTCATATTCTTCTTCCTCTAGTTCTTCATCTGTCATACCTTCTGACATAGAATCAATAAGGATACCCTGATAAGCCAATGCATCAACACAGTCATCGTGTCTTGCACGAGGAAAGGACATACACTCATCTTCAAACATCAACCACCAATCGGCTTGTTTGTCGAACTTTACCATACCGGCGCGCATTCGTGCTTGGATTGATCTAGCACGTTGCATTTTATCCTGACGATGGGGTTTAAGCATAACTACATTTAAGTAGTTACCTGCTTCCATCATGGCGCGGTTTAAGTAAGGACCAATTGCTTTAGAGATTTGAGTATCCTCAATACCTACTGCAAGTGGATTGTAGATTCGTTGTAACGCTAAAAGAGTAGCGACAATTTCATCCCCAGAAAGTCGTTCGCGAATGACATTAACAACATGTAGTTGCCCATTAGCATCCATACCTCCTACAACTATTGCTGTGTAGTCAGCACGTTCCCGTTGAGAAATAGCTAAGTCAGCAGTAATATAAAATGTTTTGTTTTTCTTACGATCTTCTTCAGTCATGTGAAGAAAGTCACCTTTGCGGAAATAGCGAATACTATCATCCACAGGGTTACACAAGTACTCACAAGCATATACTTCAGGGATACCCTGTTCTTGGAAGTCATGTCGTAGTTCTTCAAACAATTGTTTTGATTTACGCTGAGGCCATAGTATAGCAGAATAGTCAGAGTTATGTGCTCGGTATTTAACAGAACGCCACATGCCTTGTTTTTTAGTAGAGTATATTTTAAGATCCTCTACAACAGTAGCCTTGGCGTTTTCCTTAGGCATTAACGATTCTAATGGGTCATCTAAGTTCATGGGAGTACCCACAAAACGAATGATACCTTTCTCAGAACGACAAGGAATTAACGAGCCATACACCCAACGACGTAGTTTATCACGACGATCTTTGTTAGCAACAAGTTCTTCGTTCATTAAGTCATCAATAACGATGAGATCTGGACGACCACCATCCCAGAGCATACCACGTAGTTTCTGTTCTGCGCCTTTGGCTACAATACGGAAACGTGTTTGGTCTTGGAACTTAACAATAATGTCAGTCTCAGTATCTTTCTCAAACTCAACACCTTTTGCACCCATTTGTAAACCAAACAAGTTGTGGATTTCAGTTGAGTCGTAAAGAATCTGTTTAATTTGACCTAAGAATAAACTAGCCTGTGATTCTGTATCTGCTACGATAAGAACATACTTACGTTGTCTAAACAAGACAGCAGCAAGTGTATATGTGATAGTAATGGTTGTGGACTTAGAATGACCACGAGGAGCACAAATAGCAACAAACTTATCGTCACTACAGCAAAGATCCCACCATTCACGGTGGAAGTCTGCAAACTGCGATGCTTCGTCATAATACTTAACAAGACAGGAAGTAGCAAAACCTTCAATAATTTCTTTCGTAATTTTTGGGTATTCAATCTTCTCTGCCATGTTATCTCCTAACAATTATTTACCGCGTCCTGCAACCTTCTTTAGTCGAGGATTTGCGCGTTTAGCTGATGCTGATGCTTTGCGTGTAGCTGATGCTAGAATAGCACCTGCTGCTTTTTTAGATACGCCTTGTTTAGCTGCAATCTTAGCTTGTACTGCTTTAAAACCCGGATGTGCTTTACTTGCCACTTCGACTCCTTTCACTCTTCATTGCGCCAGATTTAGTTCTAGCAAAAGAGCGATTGTTAGTTGGATTCTGAACAAACAAATTAGCAAGACCGTTTTTACCACCACGAGAAATAGCTTTCTTGTGACCTACGTCTCCTTTAATAGAGGTAGCTTTTACGCCTTTAGCTTTTGCCACAGTAGCCCTCGCTGCATTTCTTTGTGTACGATCTTTAACTCGACTAGGTTTCTTTTTATGTTCCCAGTTAAGTTCCTTTTTGTAGTCCCTCTTCCCGTTGGTCATATAGGGCATCATCATCTCCAATCGAATTATCAATAACTCGGTATGTGCCGTCCTCATCTTGCTCAACGGTTTCACCTTCAATAAACTCAAGAGTAACATCCTTAAGATTGTCTACAGGTTTTTTACCTGATACGAACGCTGCAAACTGATTAGCTAGATTAGCTAACTGCATAGCTGTGTTTTGCTGTTCTACAATCTTGGTTGGTTGTTTACGAATGAGTTGTCGTTTATCCATTATAGAATTAAACGCATTGTTAACATCACGTAACTTTGCAGGGATCTGACGAATCGCACCTGTGCGCGGATCGTAGATGTGATCACCATGTTCAATTCTATTCATAACTTGATCTAAAGCTTTGTCTAATGCCTTACTAAGTTTTACATCAAGCTTATCGTATTCTTCGTTCTGAATATCGCGTATGCGGTCTTTCCACCAATCACTAGCTTTCCATTTGTTGATAGTGCTTACTGGCACCTGAACTGCTTTACTGGTTTCCGTCACAGAACCATTAGCTACAAAAAACGCTAAAGCTTCATTCTTCTTTTTTTCTGACCAATTGCCTCTGTCCGTCTGGCTGATGTCGTTCCTTTTGGGAGCCTTTACGTAAACGTATTTACCCGGCATTTCTTTCTCCTTAGAAGTCTTTGGTGGATTAGGTAGGATTCGCACCTACTCACCAATGAGGAACGGATTTACAGTCCGCTGCGACTCTCTCGCTTCGCCGCTAATCCAGTTGCTTCCATATCTATTAATATACATTATAGCATGTAATATATTAATCTGTCAAGTGTTTTCCTGCAAAAAGACGAAATTAAGTTCTACAGGGAAACAGAAGAGTAGTCTTTGATAGACGAAAGAGTACTTGTAAAAAGATGTAGAGAACCTCTTGACAGAAAGAAGATAGTAGTGTATAATCTAATATAGTATTATATATATATGTTTTTATATGTATATATAGTATTATATGTTTTTAATATAGTATATAGTATATATAGTGTTTTTATTATATATAGTATATATTATACTATCGTTCGGGTCTATGGTCCCAGAGGGACTGGCGAGGGGTACGCTCTTCACCCCGAAGCCCCCATCTTGTCAACCGACTATAGTCATGTAGTCCATAGGGATCATAAAGTGATACTAATGCTCTACATAACACCCCTACCTTGTTTTAAAAAACTATAAAAATTTTGTTAAGGTGTAACTCACTATAAACAAAAGTAGTAAGTTTTCCCCCCTACCCCCTCATATAAACACTATAGGTAGTGTGTAATGGTATGCTATAACACTACATCTAGTGTAATCAATAGACTAGCCTTATTGGGATCATATCTTTTGCTTCAATAAAATGGGAATGATTATCAACAAAATACAAGCGTACTCTTCCCTTCAGGATTCGCCCTGCCTCTCGCTCACTGCGCTTTACGCGCCCGTCGATTCGCTGTCGCTCACCCTCCACTCTTCGCTACGCTCATCGCTGCGGGCTACGTGCGGCATAAACGGCCTCCTCCCCACTTCGTGGGTCCCCTCCAATTATACGCACTCCGTCTAGGAAGCTCGCTTCGTTCGCTATCGGGCTTCGCCC